GCACCATTGACCTGAGTCCAATACAAAATTTGGGGCAGGATTTTTTGGTTTATGGCATTCATGACAATATGTTATCTTCATTTTAATCTCTCCTGTAATACAAATGGTCATGTTGTGTTGATAGATCTAAAATTTGTTCTGCAGTTAATTCTTTTAACATAATCTCTTTGTTTAAATTTTCATTTAACCACTTCCATCTTGACTTATGAATATTCAATTGTGTAATCAATGCTTCATTTAGTTCCTGGATCTGTTCAAGTTCTGACATTGCTAAAGAAATCTTAGCACTCGCTGAGCGTGTAGACTTCCATCTGCAATATACTTTGTATGCTTCTTCTGATAATGTTGCTGATATTAGGTGTGGCATTACTCTTCACCTTGGGAATAATAGTTTATGTTTGCATCTATAATCAAATATAACTCATAATATAACTCATTCAGAGTCTTTTCATAGTCATGTAAGCCTCTAAAATCATCATCTTGTTGTATTGCTATTTGTTTTAATATCTGTTTGACCTCTTTGTTCATGTCTTTTCGGACTTAGTGTATATATATAATATTATTTGATTTGAAAAAAGACGCAGCTATGGCTACATTCATTAAGAATCCGGCTACACATTAGGTAGGTTGGGTGGGGTGGCGGTATAGATACCCTCGGTGAACGGGACGCCTTCGGCGCAAGGATAGGTCGGTAGTTACCGAAATCCGGAAAATCTGCAGCAACTTTTGTTTCCGGAATAGTGATAAACCTTACCGGTATCCGGAGTACATGGCTAAAAGTGATTCATTTTTTATCAGAGGCAAAGTATCAACAGACGGAGTAACATACACACAGGCAGAAATAGATCTAGGTTCGTATGTAAATTTAGGAGTAAGTAAATCTACATTACTACGAATTCATAATATTTCTGTTCAAGTATTAGCAAAGGCTAACCCAGCATCTGTCATAACATCCGCAACAGGATTTGCTATGATGCACCAACTTACTACGCAATCACAAACTGCAATAGTTTACGCAGACGACAAATCATTAATTGCATCTGGTAACTTAAGAGGATACAACGGGCAAATTGCTGAAGATGGATCTGCAGCCGCAGACTTTGCAACCGGATTTGTAACTCAGGATTTCGATGTAGCGCCTCAAGATTTTACAAATGGCTACCTGGTTGGTGTTGATTCTCTTTTTCTTGGCTGTGACCTATCATCAGCAGACCCAACAGACATGAGTATATGCTATGTTATGGAATGCACACTAGAAAGCGCAACACAAGCAAACAGTGTAGCACTAGCATTAAGCCAACAATGAGGTATTACTCATGGTTAAAGTAGAGGGAACTCTAGAAGAAATGTATGAATTATTTGGTGATGCTCGCCAATTGGTTAAGTCTACTAAGCGAGCAGTGAGAGCTGGCAAGAAAGTTGGATCTAAAATTAAACGCCCATTGAATGCCTGGCAAAAATATGTTAAAGCAAATTCTAAAAAATTTAAGTATAAATCGGGTAAAAAGAAAGGACAAGTTAATTTTAAGGCTATGTCTACAGCCTTTAAGAAAACGCCTGCAGGCAGGAGGAATAAGAAATGAAGAAGATTGGAACCTATACAGCTAGAGGTATAGTAATAGAGGCAGAAACAGAAGCAGGAAACCCTCAATTAGTTCATTTGTTTGACGGTAGATTTGATACAGCATACAGAATCACTAAATTTCAAGTTTGGGGATCTAGTGTTTCGGGTTCCGGTGGATTTGTAGTTGGAAAACTATCTAAGAATGATAAAGGTGTAACTACTTCAACAGATTTTTTTAGAGCAGATGATGATAATCAAATTGCCTGGTCCCAATCAGCAGCTGCAACAGATGGTGGTAATGAAATGATGGGAGACTCAATTATTGACAGAGATAATATGGTAATTGAAGATTTATATGTCTATGGTAGATCTAATGTTTCAGGAACTCCAATCAATTATCTAATTGAAATGGATAAATACGACATTACAGAAGCAAGAGGCGCATTGACTATGGCCCGAGATAGACAACAAGAGTAAGATAATCATGAATGATGATGTTGAAAAAACATTAGCAGACCCAAAACACCCTATATGGAAGGTCATGTTAGGATTGGTTGCAGTTCTTAGTGCGCTATGGATGAATAATACAGTCTAACTAAGTACGATAGTCAGTACATCTGCACCATTGACCTGAGTCCAATACAAAATTTGGGGCAGG